GTGCTGGTGTCGGGGTTGGTAAGACTGATATCTTTACACAACAAATAGCATACGACATTGATACGCTAGGGTTGAAGGTAGGTGTTATCTATTTAGAGCAGAACGTGGTCGAAACCGCGCAACGTGTGATGGGTAAGCTGGACAAGAAGCTATATCACATACCTGATGGCGAATGGACTAGAGACCAGTATGTTAAATCGATTGATAGGCTGGAGAACCGTGACCAGCTGTACATGATGGAGCACTTTGGCACGATGGATTGGAAGACCATCAAGGGCATCATCAAATACTTTAACAAGGCCTATGACATTGAGCACATCTATCTAGACCACCTAACAGCCTTGTCAGCGAACGAACAGGACGAGCGTAGGGCACTAGACGGCATCATGGCGGACATGGCAGGGTTGGCGCAGGAGCTGGGTGTTATCATTCACTTCATTAGTCACTTAACCACGCCTGATGGTAAGCCCCACGAAGAAGGGGGTCGGGTGATGGAGAAGCACTTTACGGGTAGTAGGTCTATTGCAAGGTGGAGTCATTACATGTTTGGCTTAGAGCGTAACAAGCAGGAGGAAGACCCTATAAAGCGTCAAACAACTACCTTTAGGGTGCTTAAGGATAGGTTTACGGGGCGTGCAACAGGTATGAAATTTGGCTTGCTATATGACCAGAAGAATGGTATACTGAGTGAAACAACATTATTATCGGAGGAACCGTTATGAAATTAGAAAAGTATGGCTATTGCTCGAAGACTGGTAAATGCTTAAACCCTTTTGGTGCTCGCCCCTTGTGGGTTATCAATAGGGCTAGGCAAATCAGGATGGGTTTGTTAATTGAGTGCACACAGGAGGCGTTATTTTGAATGAGCGACTTAAAGAATTAGCTATTGAAGCTAAATTAATTAATGTAGAATTAAATAGTTTTGACACTACTTGCTGGTCAGTGGCGCAGATAAAGTTTGCTGTGTTACTTATTAATGAGTGTTATACGGTAATGAGGCCCATGATACGATATCAAGTGCACCGTAACCTTGCGCTTGATGCGCTTAGAGAACACTTTAACCACGATTTTGTAGCTGACAAAGCAACGAGTACCATATGACACGAGAAGAACTATTAGCAGACGACACGCAATACTGCTGTTACTGCGGACAAGAGAAGGTGCGGTTTCACTGTTGCGGTGAGAACCACTTTCAAACCTTTGCTCAGATGTCTGCCGATGAGCAGGACGAGTTTTTCCAAGATGGAGAAGAACAAATGAGTGAAAACCACGTTTCCGTCAAAGATGTGTATAAAGGTGCCCCGCTGGAAACACAGAAGCCTTGGGTGGGGTTAACTGAGGAGGAGGTGGAGCAGATTGTTGATGGAAACACACATAACGCTGAAGGCTACCAATTCTGGTGTAGCGGCAAGGGTGTTGCTGAGGGTGTTGAAGCCAAATTAAAGGAGAAGAATTATGAGTAAAATAACACTGTTACCCAGTGCTGTAGAAAAGATTAACGAGGTTGTAGAACTAAACAACATCGTCACTTCAATAACCATTGAATGTGATAGCAGCTCAGGTATAGGGTCTATCATAACAATGAGTTGGCTGACAGTATACAATGGTCTTTGTACTACGATGACTGTCAATGTTGCTGATGAAAGTGAGTGGTGAGGTGATGGACTATGAGGAAATAGGCGCTGAGATGCGTAATGAAAAGAATGCTTTAATACTGCAAGGGCTTGTTAAAGAACTCTTTGATAAGTATTTGAACAGAGTGGAGGAAAGCGATAGCGGTACTGAGTTCAGCCCAATTACACTTAGCTGTTGTAGGGTTATGATGTTGGAACCGTTGAATGATTTATTAACAAAGATGGCAAAGCTGTCTGGTGCAAAAGAGAAGGTAACTTATGAATGATGAAGGAACGGGCAACGTAACCTTGTTACGTGAGAACGAAGATGGCAGTGCTGTCTACCAGTTTGACTTTCCACCAGAGGCAGTATCAGCCTTGACGCGGTTAGGTATACTCACTGCTATTCAGGCGGGGATTGGTGAGGCTAAGAAACTGGCACCTGATTATGACTCAGAGTTCACAGAGGAGATTAAAGACTTGGCTACAGATGCTGGGTTTTGTATGTGGCAGGATGAGAGTTACAAACCGGAGGGTGAGGTAGTGGACTGGGCTTGTAAGTATGACAAAGAGTTGATTAAGTTCTACCACTTAGTTAGAGCGATGTACGAACATGAGTGATAACACACGATATCCGCCGCTAACACAGCTAGAGAGGGCGTTGTTAGCTGACAAGATATTTGACATACGGATAGATGAAGAGGAACGTAAGCGAGAGTTAGCAGAGCATGAACTTAAAATGAAAGAGATGTGGAATAGATGAACGACATACAAGAAACATTAGATACACGCGGTAAGCGATATGGTGAGTATAAAGAGGTGGCAGAAACATCACAATTGTTAAAGAATGTGTTGCGTACAGCGCCTAGTTGGGTTATGATGGAGCCGTACATGCAAGAGAGTTTAGATTTAATCTGTAACAAACTAGCACGTATAGCGAACGGCGACCCCTTCTATGCTGACAGTTGGCATGATGTTGGTGGGTACGCTAAACTAGTGGAGATTGAACTTGAGAAGTTATAATGGTACTTACACTGGATATAGAGACAGACAGTAGTCATAACAAAATATGGCTTTGCTACACACATAACAGCGAGACAAATGAATACATATGTCACACGTCATCAACTACATTAACACCCTTGCTAAACAAGGCAGACACGATAGTAGGGCACAACTTAATAGGATTCGATGTACCTATACTGAACAGAGTTTGGGGGACGAGGGTTGGCATGAAGCGGTTGAGAGATACGTTAGTGATGAGCAGACTCGCCAATCCATCGCTAGAAAACGGGCACAGCCTCGGCGCTTGGGGCGTAAGACTTGGGAATCGCAAAGTAGAGTATTCACGGATATGGCATTGGATGAAAGGGGTACAGTACGACAAGAAGAGTACAGCACCTTATGATGACCCTGTAGATAGCCTTAACCGCTTCTACTGCAAACAAGACGTAGCAGTGACGGTTGAGCTATATGCTAAGTTATCAGAGGAGTTGAGCGATTGGGGCGAGAGTGTGGACTTAGAGCACGAGGTAGCTTACATAATAGGAAAGCAGGAAAAGCATGGTTTCAAGTTTAATAGTCAAGAAGCTCAGGCATTGGTGGCTAAATTGTCAGGTGAACTGGCTGATATTGAGGGTGAATTGCAGCTTACATTTCCGCCGTTGGTTCAAGAGAGAGTAAGCGAGAAAACAGGTAAACAGTTAAAGACGAAGATAACAGCTTTTAACCCCGGAAGCCGACAACAAGTAGCAGATAGACTGATGTTACTCGGAGTTAAGTTTACAAAGCTAACAGAGATGGGTTCTGTAATGGTAGATGAAAGTGTACTGTCTAAGATTAACCTACCAGAGGCGGCAATGGTGTTGCGCTACATGATGTTACAGAAGCGGATTACGCAGGTCACATCATGGCTGGAAGCGGTAACAGATAAAGGAAGGGTACACGGTAGGGTGATAACGATTGGCGCTATTACAGGGCGTATGACGCACATGAGCCCAAATATGGCGCAAGTGCCTAATGCGGGTAGTGAGTATGGCCCAGAATGTAGGGACTTATGGGGTGTAGATAAGGGTAACAAGCTAGTCGGTGCTGATGCCAGCGGATTGGAGCTACGTATGTTAGCCCATTTTATGCATGACGAGGCATATGTTAAGACGGTAGTAGAGGGGAGTAGTAAGTTAGGTACGGATGTGCATACTATGAATATGAAAGCGGCAGGGCTAACAAGCCGTGACCAAGCAAAGACATTCATTTATGCATTTCTGTATGGAGCTGGTGCAACTAAGATTGGTTCAATTGTCGGTGGTGGAAGGATTAAAGGGCAACGTCTTATTGACAAGTTCCTAAAGAACACCCCAGCATTGAAGGCATTGAAGGAGAAGACAGCACAGCATGCAGCTAAAGGTTATCTAACACCTAAATTAGATGGGAGAAAGTTATGGGTTCGAAGTGAACATGCAGCGCTTAACACATTGTTGCAAGGAGCTGGTGCTATTTTAATGAAAAAGGCATTAGTCATCTTGCATAATAAGTTAAAGTGTGGTATAATAGAAGCTCACTTCGTAGCTAACGTTCACGATGAATGGCAGATAGAGGTGGAAGAAGAGGACGCAGAACGAGTAGGTAAGATGGCAGTGGCAGCTTTACAAGAGGCTGGTGTCTATTACAAACTAAGTTGCCCAACAACAGGCGAGTACGCTATTGGTAACACATGGCGAGAAACTCATTAAAACAGACTTAATAAGGTATTTATAAAATGACAGATCAAATCAAAATCCG